ATTTATCTGAACTACTTTCTGTGTTTTCGAATCATATCCGTAACCAATAAAAACCGGGTTTTGTTCGTAGTACACAATCTTTTCTGGATAGTACGCATATTGCAACTGATAGTCCATGACACTCTCACCAGTTTCTTCTATTAGTTTGTCGAATATGTCTTGAACAACTGTTGCTTCTGTGAGCATAATTGCTCGCAGAAAAGGCAAACAGTCATAGAATGGATTTGTATATAATTGCATATCAACGCTTTATGGTTACTAATTTATCTGTCTTTACATCAATATCCTGTGCTTTAACAGTGATAAGTTCTCCGTTTCTCATCACCATACAAGAATGGTCTCCGGTCACAATTATTTCTTTACCAGATTTGGATTTAATCTTGAACTTCGGCTTCGATATTCTATGACCCATTATATAGTTGATAGGTTTCCACGTAATTTCATTCTTGCTCGAATCGTATGTCTCTGCATACACATACTTCGAAGGAATGACACGAGAGCCGTTGTCTGTCACAAGAACAGAATCATCATTGATATACTTCAATTTCTGGTACAACTCTTCTATAGGCAATGTTATAACATTCTCGTCTTCATCAAAGACATCAAACATATTGGCATATTTCACAACGATTTCTTCAGAATTCTCAGAAAAATCTTCTCGAATTTCGTTGAAATTTATCATCAATCTCACATAACCGCTATAAATGCTGTCCGTATCACCACCAACTACAGCAGACCTCGTACCATCCAAATAACTGAACTCCGGTCCGACAAGTTCTCCGGTGTCTCTGGTCATACCCTTCGTAATATCGAAAGTCTTCGCTTTCTCCTTCTGTGCATCATTCATTCCGAGTTTGGTCCACAAATCGACACTCGTCATAAACCAGTCACAATGACCGACTGAATTATCTCTAAGGCAATCTTTCATCTCAGCCGTCAACTTCTTTCCTTTCTTGACTGCTCCGGCATATTGCTTACACTCTTCCCATTTGCCGGTCATATAGTAGTCATCCGGCTTGTCTTTGCTCTCAAAAGTCCACTTCTTCTCTTCTCCGTCCGCTTCAACACCATAATGAACCCACTGATACCACAACGTAATCTTCGGGTTGCTCTGGAATATTCCCTTGAGATAACGGTTCACACTATTCTCTGAGAAATGATTCAAGTCTCGGCCCTGTGCAGTAATACTTTCTGCCATTGCCGTATTGTGTGCAACGAAATATTTGCTACCCAATGCTCCGTATACAGAGTTAATGAACTTCTTGATAGCAAGCTGCTTCGTGTCATAGAAACTAACAGTCAACTCTAAATCCGAGACTTGCTTCTCCAGTTCTTCGATTGGACAAGTCTCAGGGTTTGTCAACGTCGAATATTTGAATTCACTAATATCTACTTCTGCCATATTTTTCTCGATTAAATTAGAATAATGCTTGTGAATAGCACAGACTGCTTGTCAATGTCGGGTATCCGAGAATATCACCCACTACCTTGTTACAAAAAGACAATATCGTCTTCTCGAACTGCACATCCCTGTCCATCGGCAATGCGAACTCTCCGGGATACTGACCGGGAAGGAATCCGAACACTTTCAAATCCGGGTCTTTTGTATAGTACCACTTAATCTTGTCAGCAGTCCGGATTTGTGAATACTTTGCCTTGTACTTCTTGTTCTTCGGCTTGTTCAATATAAAGTTATAGATACCGGCCGCCTGTACATGCGCCGGACACTTTTCACCGATAGTCAATTGTGTCTTGTCGTTAAGAATGAACTTCTCATAGTCACCGACACTGCTTCCGGAACAAATTTCTTCCGGGGCCTTGATCATAAAGATTTTCTTATATCCCTTCAGTTTCTTCATGACTTCCTCATACGCAACAGGCTCATCGTGCTCACCGTACCAGTGTAGAATGAACCGACAGAAATCATCCATACACTCCCTTGCATAAGAAGATGTAGAACCCTTGACGATTTCAATTCCCTTGTATATAACTTTCGACATATACGGAAGATAGATATCTGGCTCTTTCCAGCACTCAGACATTGCATATCGCTTCTTTGCAAAATACATAGTTACGTCTGAAAGTTTCTCAAGCTCAAGGTTCTGCAAGTTCTTCGGACAGTTGAACTTCTTCGCATATTCATCATAGCACTGGTTCATATACGGTCCGATAGCATAATCCCATAGATCCACACAAAACTTAGCCTGCTTGTCAGCGGGAATTCCACAATGTCTGCATATACGTCCGAATTCCACATATATAGAATTGTGAACAAGGATGTCGTTAGCAACGAACATATGCGTTCCGTCTACTTCCAGATCGAAAGCCATTTCATTGTCAGAATCTCCGAGCAACTCAACGCTTTCTATTTCTTCTATTGAATAATCTTTGTTGTCCATAAAAATAGCCTCGCTGGTTTGTAATAATCTCAAATTTTAATATAAGCGGGAATTTCCGTCTGATCTTTTGTATTTCGTATGTTTACAAAAAGATAATGCTGGTCAAGCAATAGTTCATTTGCTTCTTCGAGTTTATTGATGAGAGCTTCATCATCCAGCACGATTTCAGATGTTATGCCGTTGATGTCCGTATACTGGATGTACTTTCCGCTCATCGAACCACAATCGTCTCCGAGATGCACGAACATAGTCACATATACATCTTTCACTGAATCTTTTGTAAAGTCATATGGGAACTCAGCAAATTCTTCAAATTCACCAGTCTCTTCGTTCTTCTTATTAAGCACTATGAGACTTTCTGTCTCGCGGCTTATCTCATAGATGCCAAGTAATTCATTCTTAAACATAAATTATCTTTGTTAAAAATCCATTTGAAATTATAATTAGAAAACACCCAAAAGTTTTAAAGAAAATTTCAATGAAAATTTTTTTGAGAAATTTTAAAACTGAATCAGGTATGCTGAGTATAATACTTACAAAGGGGTAAGGGGTTAAGGAGTTGAGAGGATTTTAAAAAGATTTATTATATTCATTAGAAAGAGAATAGAGAAAGAAATAAAGAGATCAGTGGGGCAATTTTCTTTGCCCCACTTTCTTTTATAGAGAGTTTTTAAAGAAAAATTTAAAAATTTTCTTTGGTTCTTTCTTTTGCTTACTTTTCTTTTAGAAATTTTTTTCTTCGCCTACTTTCTTTTTTACATAAAAAGAGAACTAGAATTTCTTCCAGTTCTCTCTTTATTTTTGATTGCCAACTGTGAATTACAGACAGCACTCATCCCACCAGTCACAACGGAAAGTCATCTGACCTTCCATCAGAGAAGTGTTAGTGTAGCTCAGAGAAGGAGAGGGAGCACCAGATGTGGGCCAGCAGTAGTAGAAAATCCACTGCCAGTAAGGAGTGCCGGCACGGTCGTGCATAGTGACGACGATATTGCCAGCTGCATAGTCTTTCTTCAGACCCTGACGACCGGTAAGGGGATCGTAAACAAGGTCAACCCACTGACGGAGGAACTTATAAGTGTAGTTCTCAGGAGAACCGTTATCGTATGACAGGTTCAGGGCGAACTGAATCTGAAGGTCGATAGTCGTATTCTCAGGAGTGGCGTTGGCGAAAGAACGAGTAGCAAACTTGTACTTCTGCTCAACAGCAGACGATGCTTTTGATGCATTGATAGTACCGACTCCCTGGACACCTTCCAGAATGATGTTCACGCGCTCTTCAGATGCGTCTTCCAGACCCATAGGGGGTGTGACGGTGACGGAGAACAGGTTCTGATAGATAGGTTCCCAAAGACTCGTAGCAACTCTTGAATTTCTAAAGTGGCTCAGACCCAACAGACCGTTAGACTTCTGAGGCACATCGGGACCATTTGTTATTACTGCCATAGTTTAAATAACGTTATTTTTATGAATCTATAGATTGCTTGTCGGCAGTTATTGAAACTACTCTAAAGCATATCTTTGTTTTAATATTTATCTTTTTAAGTAAAATTATGCCCGTTCAAGAGCACAAAAATTTTATTTTTTTATTTATCGCATATCAAAAATACGCTTTTTCAATAAAACGGAGAAATATTCTTGATTTGTGTGTAGTTCAATAGGGAACAAATCTTTATTTTGCAACTATAATTTGAAAATAACATTTTAAAGTATGCACAAGAAAGATTATAAGAAATATATCAACCGCTTAGTAGAACCAGGAGATAACTTTCACGAGTTTGCAACGGGAAAGTGGCTCTTCTATCATCCGCAACCAAATGACTGGCCGGCGTGGAACACATTCGGGGTTCTCGAAGAAGAGTCTTTGAATAAACTGAAGACTATAGTGAATGAACTCGATGCTTCTGATTTCATACAAAGAAAAATTCTCGACTATAAGTACGTATATACGAACTACGAGAAGAGAAACAAAGAAGGTGTGCAGCCGTTCATGAAATATCTTTCTGCTCTTGACACTCTTCAGACAAAAGACGAGATTATGGAATTTGCCATCGATGAGATGATATGCCCGTTCTCTCTTTGTGTGTCCATCGGTCCGGATGAGAAAGACAGTCTCAGCAACGTAGTCTATATGGCACAGGATCTCGCACTTGACAACAGAGAATACTATCTTTCCGGTGAAGAGCACATTAAGGACATCATTGCGAAATACATAGATGTTGCAAACAAGATTATAGTCAAGTTCGGATATACGGATGAACGGGCATGGGATATTACGAGAACATTCCTTGATTTTGAAGCAGATCTCGCAGTGAAAGCAAATTCAATGGAAGATCTGGAAATTCCGGAACTCAACTATTTCAAATACAATGTTGATGATTTGTCAAAGGAATGTGACTATGACATAAGGAAATTTCTGTCATGGCACTCACTGAACGAGACTGATGAAGTGATTGTATGCCAGCCGAAGTTCGTCAAAGAGTTTTTTAAGAAACTGAATGAGATTACAGTTGATGAACTAAAGGAAATCGTAAGATTTGTTATCATAGAAGAATATTGCTGCTCTTTGTCAGAGGATTTCGGGGAGATTTCGTTTGAATTTGAGAAATTTGTGACCGGTGCAAAAGAAAGGACTCCAAAATGGAAAAGAGAACTTATGCATCTCGATTCGGAATTCAGCGAGATATTTGGTGAAATCTATGCTCGTAAATATTTCAACGAGAAATCAAAGGACTATGCTATAGAGATGTTTAACAATATCCGCGATAGTTTTGCAGATATTATCAAGACACAGAACTGGATGTCAGATGAAACAAAGAAAACCGCTCTTGATAAATTATTTTCAATGACGTATAAAATCGGCTATCCGGATAAATGGAAAGACTATAGCGATTTACCGGTTGACACGAATCTTTCATATATTGAGAATTGTATGCGGATTTCCAACTACTGGAAAGCACGCAACATAGAAGAGAGATACAACAAGCCGGTTGATTTGACTGAATGGCCTATGCTTCCACAGGACATCAATGCATGCTATATGCCGTTGAGAAATGAATTCTGTTTCCCTTGCGGAATTCTCCAGAGTCCGTTCTTTGATATTGAACAGGATGATGCAGTGAATTACGGTGCTATCGGTGTGATTATGGCTCACGAAATGACACACGGGTTTGACAGAAGCGGGAGAAAGTTCACGAAAGAAGGCAATTTCTTCGACTGGTGGAAAGAAGAAGATGCGAAGAAATTCGAGGAACTCTCTCAGAATACAATAGACCAGTTTGATAAGTTAGATGTCATAGAAGGCGATATGAAAGCGAACGGCACACTTACCGTCAATGAGAATATCGCGGACTTCG